TAACCTGCGCAACCATGGGGTCCTGCATAAACGCCGTGTGCGCAGCAATATGCGCATCGTGGTCTTGGTAGATGAAAGCGCGCATAGGCTTACCAACAAGTGCGTCCATGTTCTCGCTAACAGGGTCTTTGGGATCAAGGTCATCTTTGGTGGGCACAAGTTTGTCGGCGTTTTTAATGCCGAGTACCTCGATCATTTGGCGGTGCAGTGCGGGTAGGTCATATATCTGCGGTGCCGCTTGGGCCATCTGAAGGACAGCTTGGTATTGGACCACGCGTTGGGCCATAGTGGAGCTGTTAGGGTCGCTGACGGGGATCACATCTACCGCAGCGTAGTCAGCTAGACGGGCGGTAACCTCCCCTCGTAGGGGCTCATATCCGTACTCAGCGGGGGCATACTCCTCCATGATAGCTTTAAGGAGCTTAAACTCCTGCTTCATAGCAAAATGTACACGTGCCTGGACCGCTGCCATTGGCTTGAGAGTACGTTCAAGAAGCGCCAGCGTAGTCCCAACCGGCGCGTTAGCGGACATATCAGAGATATTCATATCGCTGATAGCCCCTAGCCTACGCCCTTCAGTAGTTATGGTGTTTAGGAGCGTAAGGAGCGTCTGGGACGGCTCTTTATAGGGCAGCGGCATAATGTTATCGCGCACGCTACCAGACGGGACGTCCACATCTCGCCACTCTCCGGGCTCAATCGGCGTATCATCCCCTTTAATGCGTAGTCCCCGCGATTTAAGGCCCCCCGGGAGGTTAGACAACGTACCTGCGTCGACCAATTGACGGATTATGGACGTACCAGCCTTCGCGTAGCCCCCGATAATATGGATCAAACCAAGTCCGTAGAACCCAAAACCCGGCACATAAACGTAATGTACGAAATGCTGCCTTTTTAGCATCAAGGGGTCTTCGGGGTCCCAGTTACGGCGGATGGCTAGAACGGTGTTAGTCCCGCGTTCAATAGTCACTACGTAGGGGCGGGCTATGTAGGGAGTACCGTCCTCGTCCTCGTCCTCGCCGTCAACACCGTTAATAACCATATCGACATGGACTTCGTAGATTGCGTAGCGTTCGTCGTCAGTGATTGAATATCCGCCTTCTTCGGCTTTTTTCTCTTCAATATCAGTGCGGTAAGCGCGCGGCTCCCCTAGCTCTACATCCCTATAGAAGCCACTAGCCTGTAGTTTGCGGAGTTCGTTCTTAGTTTTACGCATGATGTGCGTAACACGCTCAGCGCTCTCGATATGAGACGCGCCGTACGGGACAATAACATCCTCTGCGGGCACGTAGACAGCCACTTGGCGCATGATATTAGGGTCGAAATACACTTTCTTAAAGGCAGACCCTGCTAGCCCTAGACTATAGAGCATACGTTCATGCTCGGGGCGATACTCAATCATACGCTCCGTAAGCTCGTAGTTCATGTCCGCCTTGACGCGCTCAGCTGCCTCTAATTTATCTTTATCTTCTTTACCGAGGATTTTAACTCGAACAGGCCCTGCGGCGGGGAAAGTTTCGCTCATTGTCTCCGCTTGAAAACGGATCGCGGCCTCGGCGAGGATCGTAGAAAACACGCCGCAAGCGCCTTCCCACGGGTCTGTACGCTCCTCGTACTTGAAGCCTAGGACATCCAGCCCCTTAACAAAGCTATCCGCCCAGTCCTTACGGCTCTCAATATCTGTATCAACATGGCCCACCAGCTCGCTTGATATACGAGTGAGTTCCATATCATCTAGGGACTCAGCCAAGTTATCATCAAAAGCTGTAGGCCCTACATCTTCGCCAGGGACGAGAGTGATCTCTACGCTGCCGTCATCCATAGTAACCATATCGGGATTGACAATATCAATCTCAAACCCTGCGCTCGTATCGTCCATCTCAGATTCTTCTTCAAGTCCGAGTGGTGCTGCGTACAGCCCTTTTTCAATAGCCATGGTCTATCCTCTAATAGTAGCCGCCCCGGCGTTGCTTGAAAAACCGAATAGGGTCAGGTTCATCTGAAGGTAACCTAATAAACCCGCCCTGTCTAAACCGCATAAGGGCCATAACGGTAGAATCTACCAAGTCATCATGGCTCATAAAGGGGAATCCAGCAATCTCTTCTACAACCTCTTCTGCCCAACGGGTTTGAGGGACCCATACCATACCGGAAGCTACTATGTCCGCCACGGAATTTAGGCGGGCTAGCTTGTCCCCAGAGCCCCTGTGAGGGGTATACTCTTGGACAGGTAGTCCCATACGCCGCATTTCTTGGTATATAGCTGTACCAGCGCTCTTCTTCTCAACAATAAACGAGTCAGGTTCCCACTCAGCGTATTCTTGCATGGAGAGTTCTTTTAGCTCTGGGAACTCTAGTCGGTCTTTTATACTGTTGAGTAGAACGATGTGGTGTGCGCTTTCCTCTTCGTTAAAGAACACTCCCCATGTTGTAAGGGCTGTGTAGTCCGCTCGGTTGTGTTTTTCTGCCGCCGCGTCCAACGACATTATAATGTATTCGCATTGAGGAGCGTCTTCGGACTCCCATGTGCGCCACCACTCGCGCTTGACGATAGATGCCTCTTCTGCGGTGGGGTGCTGTTGGTACTGTGCATTCCATTGGAAGACCGGCATCGACGCTTTGGTGCGCAACAGCGCATCCATATCAAAGAACTCAGGCCATAGCGGCTTCTGTGTGGTGCCACCGTCGCTATCGTCAACATCTAGTATAGCGGGAAACTCTACGACCTCATATTGGTCGGAAAGGGTGTTCTGCGCCATGTCTCGTGTGACGCGCCCGGTGAGGTCGTCCATGTGCCATCGGGTTTGGATAATCGCCACCCTACCCCCCGGCATGAGTCGGGTTCGTGCCCCGAAGGTAAACCACTCGTAGGCTTTCTCAAACACTCCAAAATTTCCGTTAATGACATCTTGTTCGGAATGGGGATCGTCAACGAGCAAGAGGTCAGCACCGCGACCAGCAAGGGCAGAACCAATACCACACGCATAATACTCACCCCCGGAGTTGGTGTTCCACCTACCAGCGGATTTAGAATCAGATGCAAGGCGTACAGTAGGGAATATGTCTCGATACGCGTCTGAGTTAATGAGGTTTCGTACCTTCCTACCAAAATCCACAGCCAAATCAGTGGTGTGCGACACCATCATGACCTTCTTATCGGGGTTACGCCCAAGAAACCACGCGGGGAAGTATATAGACACGAGCTGAGATTTACCGTGTCTGGGCGGGATATTGACGCATATACGGTCTTTATCGCCCCCCTCGATATCCATTAACATGTTACCGAGTATACGGTGGTGCTTACCGACTATGTAATCTGGCTGCATATGCTGACAGAAGGCGATAAGGTCCTTATAGGCGGCCTCGCTAGTTCAGCCACTTCTTCGGGAGAAAAAGCGTCTAAATTAGCCAGCATGTGCTCTATCTCGGGTTCTGTGAACTCCAGAGCTTGATTCATACCGCGTCTTCTGTAGCGGGGCCTAGCTCAGCGCTTACATCAATCGCTTCGCCGTCAATTAGGATGGGCTCGGCGTCGTCTTCCGCAGGATTTACGAGTTTAGCTAGCTTAGAGCGCAGCTTATCCCGTAAATCATCCGTAGACTGGTGTGTCACAGTCACTTCTGACTTCTCTGAGAATAACCCAACGTCCGAAATCTTACCTAACAGCTCTAACGCGCGGACCCGGACACGAGGATCAGGGTTATCCGTCTCTAGAATGAGCTTATTCGTGACCATATGCCGAATTTGTGCCGCATTTTCGGCAACAAGGTGCCCAAACTCCTTCAAAATACTGTTCGTAGCGATTATTGACGCCGGTGTTAGGGTCGCCGCACGTTTTAGAGTGATTTTCTTGGTGGTACCAAGGGGATCAGCAGCATATTCGCTAGTAACTATAGCTGCTATGTCTTTATCTTCGGCGGAAGGTTCAACATCCAGGCCGTGCTCAGCCAACTCCGCAGCCGTGTTGGCTGCGGCGTCAATGTATTCGCTGAGATCATCGTAGTCAGCGCCCTCTGGCACTGCCACCCCAACCTCTGGCTCTACGGCAATAGTCATACGTTTTGCAGGCCCATCAGTAGCAGTTGTATACGCTACATATATTAACCGTATCCCCCTATAACACTGAAGATACACGAGGGCAAGTAGGGGCGTAAGAAATAAAAAGCGTGATCTCCCTGTAATATTAAGCTAAAGTTTGTGTAGAGGGAGAGCAAACAATGCAACATGTGACGTTAGAGAGCTATACGCGACGGCAGGGTGCCCGAGCAGGTGATACCTTGGTGGACGACATCGCGTATTTCGCGCGAGTATCGAACCCAACAAGCCAGATATCGGGCCTAAACAACCAGGGCCTCATTAACTACCTCATCCGGCACAAACACTGGTCGCCGTTCGAGATGGCGCACCTGACACTAAAACTAGATACCACGCGTGATATCTCACGCCAAGTGTGCAGGCACAGAAGCTTCGCGTTTCAGGAATTTTCCCAGCGCTATTCCGCCACCGAAACCAACGGTGATCGCCGCGAGGCACGGCTTCAGGACCACGTTAATCGCCAGAACAGCCTTGAGACAGACGACGAAGGCCTCATCCAATGGTGGCGTGATGTCCAGGACAGTCTGATGGCATCCACATTTGACGCTTACGATGCAGCCCTGAAGAAGGGGTTAGCCAAGGAGGTCGCGAGGGCCATCTTGCCAGAAGGCTTGACGTTCACCCGGCTCTATATGTCCGGCTCAGTGCGGTCCTGGATACATTACATCGAATTGCGCACCGATCCATCAACCCAAAAAGAACATCGCGACCTAGCCCGAACGGCTGCTCTGGCCATTCGCCCAATCTTTCCGATGATTGATGAGTTCGTCCAATGAATGTCGAGGTCGAGCCAGTCAATGATCGTCCAGGCTTTGTTCGTCTGACGATCCGAAACGCTGAGACCCATGGCGTAAATGGAGCGACGATCCTCCAAGACGCGTCCACCGTGCTGCCTTGGGCCATCGCATCGCTCATCATCCCCAAAATCCACAGCGCCAGCGTGGTCGCTCACCGGGCGGAGA